TATGCAATAAGTAATTATTGTTTACATTATTCATGGGGGATTTAAGTCCCCCTGAATAAATATTTAAGTTTTGTATTTGCACCTCTATACCAATCTGCATCAAATCTAACCCGCACCCAACCTTTTTGATTCCTAACACCACCTAGCGTAACTGCATTTTTAGGCAAGTATATTAAGTTTGCTTGCGGTACTTTTCTGTAAATAAAATTAGAATGGAAGGTCATCTTCTGCATCAGCACCTTCTACAGCAGGAGCAGATCCGCCACCATTATATGGTTCTTGGACTGTTCCACTAATAAATTTAACACCTTTATTTGATTCACGAATCCAACCTGACAATCTTAACTCTTTGCCATCCACTGTAATTGTTCCAGTGTGAGTTGGTCGTTTAGGGTTATCTCCCTGGTCGTTCTTAAATAACACAAATGTATTATTGTTATCATATTGTTCTGCCATACTAATCTCCTTGATTGTTTAAAGAATTGTTTTCAATTTTTTCCATCCAGTCATTAATTTGACTTTCAGTCCAAACGCTTGTATTTTTTCCAACTTTTGTAGGTTGTGGAAAATCACCTTGTTTTATCCAAAGATAAATTGTAGATTTACTAATACTCAATACTTTAGATAATTCTGTTGCACGATATAACTTTTGCATACTACTCTCCTATTTTAAATGTTGGTTTCTTAGTCCAACGTGGCGGTTCTATGTCTTTAATGACATATTCGTTAATAAAATCTAAAGCATACGGCATATACCATGCCATAAACTTTTTGTTATATGGGATTACTTCTAACTTTGTTTCCTCTTCAGTCCACACATAGAAGTATGCCATATCCTTTTCATGCACAAACATTTGTAGTTGCACCTGGTAATAATATCTATCAGGGATGCTTGGGTAGACACCGCTAGAATAAGGACACTTAATCTCTACAGGGTATCCGTTATAAAGTGAGTCTACTGAGCAACCAATGGGATGGTTCTCATGCACAACTAACTTATTACCTGGTTCAAGAATGTCGTCTAGTTCTTTTTCTAAAGCAGATAATGCAACAGGTTCGTAAAATTTACCATGTTCTGTAGCATCATTCCCCTCAAAAGGTGGTTCTCTAAACGTCATTTGTCTCCACAATTTCTTACGATCATGTATCACCGCATAAGCATTGGATGCAGTGATAATGTTATGTCGTCTATTATCCTTCAGATGATCTGAGTTTGTTTGCATAATCTCTTAGCACCTCCTGAGCGTGTGGATCTAATTTAAAAAACTCACCTTTTAAGTTACCATCTTCATGTGCTTTAAGTAACCTAGTTTGAATTTTTACAATATCTTCATCTGATAAAGTTTTTGGTTCTTCTTTATTAGCATCTCTGTTGTCTTTAGTATCCGGATCTAAGGATGAGTCGTCCAGTAAAAACAGGTTTCCTAGCGCATACTTTTTTGCATAGGATGAACTTGCTCCAAAGGACTGGGCGATGTCCATACCCTTACGATTAACACTGATACCTGCTTGCGCAGTAACAGATGCAACTTCTTCTTTGTGTGACAGTTGAGCAGTTGCCTGGATATATGGAATCCCGGCAACCTCTTTAACTTCATCAGATATTGTTAAGATACAATCTTTCAGTAATGGTTTGACTGCTTCTAAAATATCTTCTGCACTACGATATTTATATTTACCAAAAGTATTATCTTTGTTCTTTGGTGCTTTTAATTCTTGTTGTATTCTATTTAATTCTTTCATTACTTTCCTCCTGTTGTTGCTGTTCTTGTTGTTGAATGTTATGAAGACCTTGGTCATTTTCTTGAGCAAATTCTTCGTTTAATTGTTGCAAAAATTCTATAATATCCATGTGATTAAAACTCCCCCTATTAATAGATAAAAGATTACAAGGTCGAGAGTATCCTTACGTTTACGCTCGATCTCAGATTGTTTCCAATGATTATATTGATTCATAAACTACTCCTCCTAAATACTTGACATAGGTTTCTGCATCAAGTTCATTAAAAAATGATTCTAAGTATAATTTATTTTCAAAGACCATGTAAACTTTTTTTTCATGGTCATATTCAATTCTGTATTCAGCAGGTGGTTGTTTCTCCAACCACCCGTCATAATCAGTCAACCAACTATCGTATGTTCGTGTCATTATTCTCTCCTTATTTAACACGTTTCTTAAATGCGATCCAGTATGCTTCATCTATCGGTAACTCGTATGAGGTCTTAAGACCTTTAAGTTTGAAGATAAGTGAATCGCCCTGCAAGGTAACTATAATGTTGCGGTTACCACGCTCGAACTTAACTACGTCTGTTTCTCTTGTTACTGGTTTTGTTAATTTTGTTGCCATTTCTCTTCTCCTTATTTATTTAACCTACACCTATATATTACTACACCTAAAAATTAATTGCAAGTTTTTTTATAAGATATTTTATAAATATTTATTGCATAAAGTTTTTTTATAGTTTATTATGAAGTTGTTTTAATAAAGGAGAAGAGTTATGAGATTACTAACAGCACTAAAAGTAATACAAAAAGAAATGGAATTTATGGGTATGAGTTCTGAAAAAGTTTTGGATTTTATACAAAAAAATCCATTAGCAGTTTCACAAAAAACTTTAGAAGCATTTAAAGTTTATACAGACTATCAAGAAATAATAGAAGCATCAAAAAAAGAAGATGACCATTTATATGTCGAAGGTGATAACACATTAGACACAATTAAACTATAAGGAGAATGTATTGAAATATGAAGAAGCAATAAAAAAGTTTGACGGATCTGCACGAAAGATGGCGGAAGCACTTGGTGTTTCTGTTCCTGCTGTGCAGTATTGGAAATCAACGGGGGAGATCCCATCAGTTCGAGCATTTCAAATTAAGGTCTTAGTAGATGATAATAAAGACATTTAAAATCATTGATGACGAAGGATTGGGTGTTCGTATTTTTAACAGCAAATATGATGCTAAACAATTTATAGAGTCAAGACCGGAAATGAAAATAGTAACACTGGTTCGAGATACATATAAAGAAGCATTTAAAAAAGTAGGGGAGTGTTTATTTTGAATATTAGAAATTGGGGGAGGTATCAACCGAAGATGAAAGATAGAAATGTAATATGGATTAAATTGTATCGTCAGATACTAGAAGATTATGAGTGGCACAATCTATCATCAGATAGTAAAGCAACATTAATAGAGATCTTATTATTAGCATCGGAAAACAATGGAGAACTGCCAGAGGTTCATAAAATAGCGTTTAGACTACGAAAGACCAATGAGTTTATCCAGGAACAGATTGAGTTGTTATCACATTGGTTACAAGATGTTGACAAGATGTTACCAAGTTGTGAACAAGATGTTCCCTTAGAGAAGAGTAGAGATAGAGTAGAGAAGAATGATCCTTTGTCTTTAGATTTGTTTGACAAGTTTTGGAAAGCATATCCTAATAAAACTGGTCGTAAGGATGCTCTAAAGAAGTGGCAATCAAATGGGTATTATCAGGAGTTTGACAAAATTATAAAACATATTGATACTATGAAACAAACTGAGCAATGGAAAAAAGGAATTATTCCAAATGGTTCTACTTACATAAACCAAGAAAGATGGAATGATGATCCAGGCGCACAAAAAAATAGATGGGAAGGTGGAGTCTAATGAACATAGGAGACGTGTTTGATAAATTAACTGTTACTGCTGAACAAGTTAATCAGGAAACAATGCAGATCATACCGGCAGATTTTAGAATTAAAAATCCAACTGCATTTGAAGAACAATTTAAAGATCTTGCTAGAGGTGGTCACACAAAAGGGTATCCATTAGCATGGAACAAAACTCATGAATCATTTGTTTGCCGTCCTGGGGAGGTAACAATAGTGCATGGTTTGTCATCTAGCGGGAAGACCGCATGGTTATCACATAACACTTTATATCAATTGCAGATGTGTAAGATAATGGTCGCATCGCTTGAGATGATGCCAGTGTTACAATTGCAGAGGTTATACGCTCAGAAATATGGATCACCTGATATTGTTGAATCCAATATACCTAACTTTCTAAATAGTTTAGAAAACTTATATATTTATGACCAGGGAGCATCAACAACACTAGAAGATATGATTGCAATGATTAACTGGGGTGTATTACATGATGTAGAAATCTTTATAATTGATTCCCTTATGAAGTTGAGCGGAGTATCTGAGGAGTCGATGGAATCCCAAAAGAACGCTATGTCAGTCCTGGCAGACATTGCTATTGAATATCAGATACATATTTTTATTGTTTGTCACAGTAAAAAACTAATGAATGATTATGATATACCTTTAGCAAATCAAATATCAGGTTCTCAACATTTACGCAATTTGGCATCTAACATCATCTGTATATGGCGCAATAAAGAAAAACATTCAAAAATATTGAATGGTGATATTACCGCAGAGGATGCAAAATTAATTCCTGATGCAAAAGCATTAGTTCAGAAACAAAGAAATTACTTCGGTGAAGATGGTGAACCAGTGTGGAATTTTTGGTTCGATGGAAAATCAATGTTATATAGGGAGAGACCATGATAGATTTAAATAAGTTTGTTGAAACAATGATAAGAGAATTTGATGTAAAATCTTATCGTATTAGAGACAAAAAAGGAGCAGTTGTAAAATTTGTTAAAGATGGAATTAATATGGAGGTGAGTTATGAAAATAAAAAAAACATTACACATAACAAATAATAGTAATTATTTAGAGGTTGTATTAGCAATTGTTACATCTTTAGATGAAGGTGTTTATGATATGATTATCATGGATAAAGATGGAGCAAGAAGTCACGATCAAAACAGTTTGTTGTGGGGTGTAATCTATAAAGGATTATCTCAAACTACCGGGTATTCTGATACTGAATTACACGATATTTTGCGTATGAAATTTGATTTAAAAAATGAAGATGGTTCATTAGCATCAACAGCAGGATTAACAAAGACTGAGTTTAATGAGTATGTAGATAAAATTATTAACTGGTCTAAGTCTTTAGGAGTATCATTTGAAAAAGAGCGAGAAGGAATATTTTGAGAAACTGGTTGAATTTGGATGTGTGGTTTGTAAGAAAGATATTGGTGTTTACACACAACCATCTATTCACCATATACGAGAAGGCATGGGGATCGGGCAACGTAACTCTACAGAGAATTGCTTGCCACTTTGCCCTATGCACCATCAACATGGAGGTTATGGTATTGCGTTTCATGCGGGGAAGAAAGCGTTTGAGGAGCGATTTGGAACAGAAGCAGAATTATTAGAGTGGTTAAAAGCGAGGTTGTAATGTATGAGTTTTGTTTAATTGTTTATTTAACAATGGAAGAACCAAAATATATTGGAAACTTTGAGTCATGTGCAGTAGCAAATATGTATGTTGCAGAGTATTATCATGATGCGCCATAT